TACCACAAGGAAGTTCTCTAATATCCATATTGAAATACTGAAGGTCACTAGTTCTAGCCGTTTGTGGTTGTTCTACATAAGGAAGTTCATCCGAGTGGCCCCCGCTTTGAATATTTTGAGAGTGGTCGAGATCTTGAAGATGTCTTTTTAGATAATCTTCTTCTGACATTGGTGTTTTTTTTGTTGACATATTTTACAAAATTAATTTTTTTATATATTATGAATATAATAATACCTTACTTTTATACAAGCTATTATTAATAAAGTTTTTATTTTAACTCAATTTATGAAAATTTTGTCTGTTTTTTTAATTTATTATACCTGAAAAATCAAATTTCAAAATCCATTTTTTGTTTCCGGCATTGTAAACACGGTAATATCCAAGTTCGGACATAATTTCTTCTTCAGTCTTATTGTGGTCATATCCCAACTCAATCAGTTTTTGTTTTCTCCAATTAAACCTATGACTTTTAATTCCGTCTATAACATACCAGTATCCCGGATTTGAGGTGTGTTGATATGTAAACCCCAAAGTTTGGTAAAGGTTCCCAGTTGAGATTAAATTATCGGAATAAGTCTCTAATGATATCGGTGAGTGTTGTTGAACGAAATATTTTAATATTTTGGAAGCACCACCAACGATATTGTTGTAAATTTTATTGCAGAATCTTGTCAATTCATAATGATTTTCTTTACGGTTTAATTTTGACCTTTGTAATGGTAGTCTTAATTTAGAAAAGGTCATTAGACTTACCAAAATACCATTATAATACAATCCTATTCTAATTGAAGATTTACAATCAGCCTGTAGGTGATTTTTGATTAAAAAATCTCTTGAATCATTATATGTAACATTTTTGATTATACATTTTCTCGCCCAGATTTTGTTCTGGGTTTTACCGAGTTTATTGAGTATAAAAGATTGACATATCTCTCTTTTAGTATTCCAATCGTCTTCCCAAACAGAAAATAAATTTATACCAATGTCCTCGGCCAATTTATGTTTTTTTTGATGATATCTATCACCATTAAATTTTTCGGAATGCCACCAAACTCCATTAAATTCAAAACCTATTTTTAAATCGGGTAAAAAAATATCTATTTCATATGGTCCTAAGACACCTTTACAATCTGAGATTATCTCACCATCATAATTTGATTGTATAAATTTTAATAATTCTAACTGTGATATAGAAGCATTTTCGAAAATAGGAAAACAATTTGTGCAAATATTTACTCCTGAATTGTTTCTATAATAAAATTGCCAGGTCAAAATATCAAAATCCGCTTTACAATCGTTGCAGTGAAATTGCAAAATAGTTGAGATTTCTTTTTTGAATCCCCTAAAGATAAATTTCTGGTAATTTATCTTACTTTCTATTCTTTCTTTATAACTTCTATAAAAGAAATCCATCGTTTTTTTGTGAACTTCATTGTTCATCCACGGATGTTCTACACCGTATTTCTCGAGGGAAGTTTTTTTATAAGATTCTTTATAATTACTGTTTTTAAAAGATTCAATTCTTTTATCTAAAATTTCTTTTGATTTCGAGGGGTTATCAACACCCCAATTTTCTATTAATGTTTTGTTTGATTTATTTTGTATATTTTTAGAAGACATCGGAGAATTACCTCCGTATCTGTTTTGATTAGTTTTAATTATTTTTTCTTTTATTAATTTCGACTCAGCAGGAGTTTTCGTTCCAAATTTTTCTAAAGATTTAATCTCCTTAATCTTTTTGATATCTGGGTCAGAGGATATACATTTATTTGAACAATAGTCTCTATATCCCAAAGTTGAATTTATAAAATTAACTCTCTTATCACAATTTGGATTTTTACAAATAGGAACTTCAGAAATTTGGTTCAGACATAGATAAACCTTCTGCTTGAAAGGAATACCAATTATTTGATTGATGTCACAATACTCGATAATAAAATTATACTCTTGGTTATGATTTTTAGATAAATAACTCTCTCTGTTAAATTTTCCGGATGGATCAGTTTGGTCAAAAATCTCTAAGTTCATAATAACATATCTTTCTACATATATATTAAAAACTCCTACTTATGTTTGCAAAAAAAACCCAGACATTTCTGTCTGGGTTGTAATTTTTAATTATCCGTTGATAAAACCACCAGCTTCAATTGCTCCTGTTCTAAGGATAGTGATATTATTTACAATGATTCCCATACCCTTAATCGGTTCAACATATGTGTCTAACACACCGATTTGATTATCGATTAACTCAGCCGTGTTGTTTTCTTCATCCATTTTATTGAAGTAGTTATAAAGACCGTTTCTGGATACATAAGTTTCACAGATAACATCAGCTCTTAGTTTAATTTCAGATCTGATATCAGGTGTGTTAAATTTCCATTGGAAGTCCAATAACATTCTTGATAGTTCTCTTTCAAGTTCAATTAACACCTCTCTTACGTGAATGTAAGAAAGAGCAGATCTTACTAAAGTTTGTGCGGTGTTCTCAGTCTCGATTACAAATCCTCTATTTCTTTTGAATACTAATGGATTGATTTGAGCTTGGTTTAAGAACTCGATGTCTTCTGGTGTAAAGTCTAACTCAAGTGAGTTAATTCCAGTAATTCTACCATTAGTAACACCAGCAGCAATCGTCCAAGGTGTAACATTTCCAATATTTGATATATGCTTAGCCATATAAGTAGTAGCAACAAACGGTGCGGGTGGGTGTTCCAAAGGTCTACCGTTATCACTAATAACAACATAAGGGAAGAAATATCCAACTGAGGTATTTCCAGAACCATTAGCGAATGTGTAGAAGAACGCTGGACTACTCTCTGGGTCACCACCTTTTGCTACGTATTCCATCTGTAGGATTCCCTCACTATTTGTAAATGTAGGCGAAGATGAATTTCTAAAGTCTCTAGCTGAAGGCATATTTATGAATCCAAAACAATCTAATCTTGTTCCACAAATATCAACTAGCGGTTGTTTACTAAATTCAGTAAGTCCTAACCCAAAACTATCAATCAGATATCTAAAATCAATTGCCTCTTTGTTAGTAAGTGCTTTGAATATAGGAGTTCCTCTAGAAATGGTATTAAGAATAGCAGTTTGTCTTGCTTCTGTTCCATCTGGCATAGAAGCCGTTCTAATTCTAAATCCTTTCAATGAGATAGTTTTTAATGTTGTAGCATATTGGTCTATTGTTACAAATCTGTTTGTTTGTAAAGCAGTTCCTGTAAATCTGGTCAATATTCTTGAATCACATGTAAGTTCAGTCAAAGTTGGGTCACCAGCGTATCTTCTTTTTGACAAAATTCTTGTTAACTTTCTCGGATATTCTCCAATTTGTAAAAGTGTTGGGTCGTAATAAGCTTCTAAGAAGTCACCAACTTTGATTTCAGTATATCTTGAACTGTTAATCAGAACTTTATTTGGTGTCTGAACATATCCAGTAGGTAGTTCACACTCAATTGTTTGTTTATAGTTTGACTTTTCAGATTTGATAAAGAAGTCATTGTTGGCTTTATGAGCGACGTAACTTGTCGTTTCAAGGTCAGATTCAACAAAGTCTGTGTAAAGATTATTAGAACCATCTAAATACATCTTCAGATAATGTTTAACTAAATTATCATTCATTCTAGTTTGGTCATAAATTTCTTCATAAACCACTTCTTCAGACACTGTGTAAGCGTAAGAGCCAGTTCCGTAACCTAAAGCCTGAGCAATTTGTCCAGGAGTGTATCCATTAAAATCATTTACCGGATTCACAATTAATGTAAATGTTCCTCTATTCAAAGATGAACCAGGAAACTGAAGTTGCTCAAACGTTTGAAGATTAATTTCGTTATCCCAGTTTGCAACATCTGAACGGAATACAAGATAATTGTATCCAGCATATGCCTGTGTAAGACCACCATTTGGTGCTTCTTCACCATCTACAAAGTAAACATCTAAAGTATTGTTAAGCAAATTAGTTGAACTGTAAGTAGCCCCAGAAGAAGGTAAGAACATTCTGTTACTAAAGAAGTAATCACCGGTATTGATTTGACCATCGTTGAATCTTTCATAAAGAGCCGAATATTTACCAGAGACCCCGACACTTGTCAAGTCGGCCTGTGTGGTCTTTGTCTCAACACCATCAGTTCCTAAAATAAACTCGTTATCTTCAGTATAAACACAGAAGAAACCAGCTAAAATATCACTCAATTGAGCCGAAGTTAAACCAGTCTTAAGTCTAAATGATTTATTAAATAGGGTGCTTTGAACAATGTTAGAAATAGTGATATTTTCAAAGCTATATTTTTCATAAGTAGTCGGATTAAGAACTAAACTCATTGAGTTTTTATTTGAATTATCAATTAAATTGACCAATCTATTAAACATTTTGAATTTTCTATATTGTTCATAGTTTGAAGTATCAGGAGTTGCGTTAGTTCCAGGGAATTCTATTACTATCTCATCTCCATATCCTGGTAAAACTTCATAAATATAGTAGTCGTCTGTTGAAGAAGTTCCAAAACTGAAATCTTTGAACCCAGCAGTATCAACATTAACATCACTAACTGAGAAGCTCAGGGGAGAAACGAATGACTGTGAAGCCACTCCCAATTCCATATAACCCAATACTGTGTCGTTGGCAGATACAGCTGGATTAACATTTGGAGCAAACGTGCTAATAGTTTTGATTTCTCCAGTTGTATCAACAACGAAAGCGACTGAGTAGGTGGCCAATGTTGTATTAAATGGATAATCAGTTGAGTTTAAAGTCAAAGTAGCAGTCGATCCTATTGGGACATATTCATTTCCAACAATCACATAACCTCCATTAGGATTAACATCATATGTTATACTAATTGAAGTTGTAGCTGTTACAATAGTAGGTGTAGCGGAGTTCAATGTTACATTATAAACCGAACCTTCAGAGAACCAGGCAGTTCTTTCTGTCATCTCAACAATGCCAGAAGTTAATGGGGTATCAGATAATGAACCATCCCAACCAAAAGCATGAACTGCTTGAGAGTTATAAGAATAAGTTCCTAACATAGCTGAAACATTACCCGGTAAATCAAGAGGAGTGGAATTTATTCTCACATCTTCTGTGATTGTTTCTTGATACGAAAGAAAATTAATTTCATTTTCACCACCCTCAGAAATTGTATTTCCAATAAGGTCTAATAGACCGTTTGGATAATCTTTTTCAATTAATTCGTTATTAAATGCACAGAAAACACCGGTTCTATCAGTATCTCTGTTGATTGTAGTTTCAATAAAGATATTTCTACCATTTAAATCCCTAAAATAAGGAATTAGTGAAACACCTTCATAATAAGCCAATGTAGTGACGTTTCTATCATTTGCGAAGTTTCTTACTTGGTCTTTTCTCAAACCAGAAGCACTAAAATAATTAACCCATCTAGGATCAACAGCTAATTGTTGATAATTAGACCAATCACCAGCAACTATAACAACATCAACCATGTAATCAGAAGCATAATCTAACCCATTTACATAAGTAGGTAGTTTTTCAATTGAACCATACCACTCAAGAAGCGTTCTGTCAAATCCAGTTATTGTAGACTTAAATATAAAAACAGAAACATATCTATCAGATAGATTTGTTATACTGAAAGCTCTTTCTGAATAACCAGTATTGTTTTTAGTCAAATTGATAAATGACTCAGTGTCTCGTTTCCAAAAACCAGTAGTGTCAAAGAATCTTCTGTAAGGACCTTCTCTTTCAATGTCATTCGAATACGCAGGTGACGATGAAATTGATTGATACTCCAATTTATCTAAATTGTCGTCAGTTAGTAATAAATTCATCGCAAACACCGGTGATGTTTCCAACATTTTAGTGATGGTTCTATGAAAGAAAGATTTTTTTCTTTCTAATCCTCTGTCCAATTGCCCGAATATAGATTCTAGTTCATTGGTGTTTGTGATTCTAATCGGTGTATTCACCGGTCCTTTTTTAGAAACACCAATTACTAAATTAGTTATTCCCTCAACAGTTGGACTAGTAATCACCGACCTATCAAACTCTTCTATGAAGATTCCTGGTCTTTTGTATTTTCCAATTTGAATTGCCATAATGCTTAGTATTTTATTTTTAAGTATATATAAAAGTGAAAAAATGTATTTTTTTCTATTTTGTCACTTTTTATTAAATTTCCTTTTTAATGTCTTCCAGTTCTTTCTTTGCCTCACCCATTAGTTTCTGGTGGTCCTTTATAGCTTGTTTGAGTTCTTTTTCCTTTTCAGCAAGTGTTATGATGATTGTTTTAGAATCATCTTCATTTTGTTTTATTTTCAAATCTAAGTTTTTTAAAGATTGAGCATCGTTCTTATTTAAGTCTTTTCTGTCGATATATTCTTCTTTTTTATCTTTCTTTAGTTCTCTTTTATTAACAAGCTCTCGAATTTCCTTTTCTAATCTACAAACTCTCATCCAATCCACCGCAAACTTGTTTTTACCCTTTGGCATCAATTTTTCTATTTCTTGTGAAATTTCAACATCGTTGTTGGTTGATGAATATAATTCTTCTATTTTAGATTTCAATTTTGAGTTAAATTCGGATAATTGATTCTGTAGACTCTTTAGTTCTTTTTGAGATTCTTCTTTTTGAACTTTCTGGTCAGTGGTCTGTATTTCCAACTCTTCATTTGTCTTCAAACTAGAATAAAATGTTTTGAAGCTCTTTATTATCATACTCCAGTTGTGTGAGCTTTAAACTTTTTATCATCTCCGTATCCAGTAGTCTCGATAACCGATATGTTTGCTAACAGGGATTTAATACCCTTTAGCACTTCATTGTTGTTCTTTTCATTATTTGCTTTAAACAATTCAACTGATCCTTCATCATCTAACTCTTTAATAACAAAACTTGGATTTTTAACTTCTGTAAGTTTCATAATATTAGTCTTTTCTTTACCATCTTTATCTTTAAAAACCGAGTTGATAGTGAGTGATTTTATAGATCCGTCTTTTAACTTTTGCAAAGTGGTTGCTGATATCATAGTGCTCATTAAAGGCATAACACCTGCTGAGTTTTTCTCTAAAAGATCAATTGTTCCTAAATCACCCTTATCCAAAGTCATAGACGGCTGATACTTGATTAAAATCTTTCTTAAATCAAATAGTGTCTCAGATACGAGTGCAAAATAGTTAGATCCTTTTCCACTGTAGACATAGAAATAATGATTATCTATTTTACCAGATGAGTTTTTACCAACAACACAGAAAATTGTTCCCCTGAATTGGTTATTTTTGATCGAGTCGTTAGTTAGTATGTTCTTAACCGAAGTAAACTTAATTTTAGAAGTTTTAATTTTGTTAGCGTTTCCCGTTATAATACCAAGGTCTGGTTTACCATCTGGTCCTTTATAAGAAAGGTAACCTTCTTGTGGTTCGTCTTCGAAGTAATCTTTTGATACATCTCCAAAGTATTTATTAATTGCTCTTTTTTGAACCCCGCCATCACTGTCACCTTTATATAGTTCATCACCGTCTAATAAATCCAACATAAGTTGTCTTAAAGCCACTCCTGCTCCCTCTTTTATATTACCAGAGCCGTCATCTACTTTAGTACCAACTGCGAAAATAGGAGCATATTTTGTATCAGCTAAGATATCAAATACACCCTGCTCCCACTGATTGAATACTTTGTTATTTCTATAAGGTCCGTCCGTAGTCGCAGAAGGTTCTCCTGAAGAATATCCAAAAGCCGTATACTCGGCCCAGGTTTGAGGATTGACAGTTCCATCTGTAGTCCCAACCGGAATCACAGCGGTGGTGTGTATTTTATATGCTCTGTTGAATATTCTAACTATCTCTATAATTGGGTTCATACCCCGAATGACCAATTCTTTCGGAGATTTAGCCTTATCTTCTATTTCCTGTTCAATCCTTCTAACTTCTTCCTCTTCGATAATAAATGCATCGATATCTAAATTTTCATTGAAATATTCTTTAATCTTATCAGAAGTTGCAGCTTCATCCGCCTCTTTGATTAGCCTAATAAATCCATCATAACGAAAAACTTGAGACTCTTGTTTTTTCTCTATTGTTAACTCTTTTGGGTCTATTTTCATCAATGACTTTAATGATTCTACGAAATCTTTCAACGGTGTAGCTAAATTACCATAAGATCCGTAAAGATTCTCACCGTCAAACTGTAGTGCTCTTTTAGAAAATCTAGCTATCTTTTCAGCAACAACGACTACTTTATTTTTATCAGAAATCGTTTGAAAACTCTCTTTATAAAGAGGATCTACCGGCGCATTTAAAGTAGCCTTTTTATCACCTATCAAAAATCTTAAAATTTCTCTATATAAATTTTTAATAGTTGATTTTCCTTCTTTTTTATTATTTAAAATATCCATAATAAACTGAGAGGTTATTCCATATCCTTTTTCTTTTGGATTTTCAAGTGTCTGTATAGAAACCAACAATTTTTTGAATGCCTGTGTTGCATGAGACTCGGTTGATGTGACTTGACCGCCTTTTGGATTTCCAGTTTGTGATTTCAATTGTTGAGTTGTATAAGCAACATCCGCTTCAAAAATTAAACTCTCCGAAGTCCCGGTTGCGGTTGGTCTACTTAAAATAATTTTAGTCCCGACAGCTAAATTGATTTTATCAACTGTTGTATTCATTTTTTTAGCAGATTCAATATATTTACTTAGAACTTGAGAATTTATTTTCTTAATTTCATCTAAAGTAAGTTTATCTTTATTAACAACAGTGTTTTTTTGGATTTTTTCTAAAGTATCTCCAGCTTTTACAACGTGTATTATTTCTTGTTTTTTCGACTTAGAAGTATCAACTAGCTTAACACTTTTATAATTTGTGAGTAAAAGTTGAAGAGCCGTTAAATTTTTAATCACCGTAGAATATGAATTAGACCAAGTTAGCTGACCAGATTTTGAACCTTCTTCATTAGATTCAGAATCAGATCCTGTTTCTTCTTGTTTTAGACTATTTAAAAATTCCAAGAATTTTTCTAGTCTCTCTAATATATCTTGTTTTTTTTCTTCAGATTCTTCGGTGACTTTCAAAGATTTTAATTGTTCAATGACATCAGTTGTCATTTCTATCAGAACTCCAACTTCTTCACCAGCCTCAACCGCATTTGCCAAAGCTTTAAGAATTTCGGATATTTGAATTTCAGTAATTTTAATCTGTTGGTCTTTAGATACATCAGAATATGAACTTGTAGCAATCAAATTATCAAATTGTTCTTTTAGTGCGTTGACTACAGCGGGCATTTTTAATAATTTAGCTCCTATGCCTATTTTTCTAATAACCCAATTGACTAATTTACCTAAAAGAGAGTCTCCCCATTTAATCTCATTTTTAAAAGCCTCATTTATAAATTGTAAGTCTTTTTGTGATTGCCACTTCTTTCTCTCGTTGAGTTGTTGAAGATAATTATCTCTCTTTTTAAGATGTTTCATATTATATAGTGAAAATTTTATTTTTTATATATTAAAATTGTAAGATTATATTTTTTATTTTTTTCTAATCTTAAAATTTTAATAAAATTCAAACTTTAGTTTTTTTCTCGATTATTTCTAGTATATATAACTTATAAAATTATTAGATTAAGGATGGGCATTATAGAGTTGGTCATTGACCAGATAACCTTAACATCAAAAGATGATATCTTAAAAGTTCTCAGGCAATTTAAACTCTATTGGCTTATAGATTCGGTATGTGAGAGTGCTCGTATTGAAATTAAAAGAGGAACGGTAATTTGGCACTCTGGTTTATATCTAACCGGCAATTGGCACTGGGGTATTTTTTTAAACGGAGATTTTTTGGGTAACTGGGAAGGTGGAATTTGGGAAGGAGGAAACTTTAACCACAATGTTTGGGAAAAGTCTCAAATATCCCCAGGAGTTTGGACGCTTATAAAAAAGCAATAGCCAATGCGGTATAAAAAATAATTGATTCGACATGAAAAGAAAAAAATTATTAACTTCTGAACTTCAAACCGTGATATACAATAACCAAAAACTGATGATTGGTAAATCAACTGATAGTTATATTTTTGAAATTGGGAACCAAATAACAAATGATTTAGCAGAAGGTGTTTCGATTCTAATGTCGATTGGCGAAAGTGACTCAAATATCTGGAATTTAGAAATAGACCCTCAAAATATCGAATTAACACCGGCTAAAACTCTTTTCTGGTTATCAGGCGGTGAATCAGAATGGTCTTCTGGTTCAAACTATAAAATTCCGTGGTGTGAATGTTTTATAGATTTTCAAGAAGAATTTGGAATTTTAGTAATAAATATTGTAAGAGACGCAAAAACTTTATCCGATATAAGAGATGGTTTTAGAAAACATCTAAATCTACCAATTCTTTACGACTTTGCTCTCTGTAAAGAAATAATCTATTAAGTTATACACTATTTCATTTTTTATATATACTCTTATGGAAATGTTAACAGTTTGTAAAAACGCTTGGTGCAAAGGAACGTTCTACTATACCGAATCAGAAATGACAACATCAGAGGATGGTTCAAAATCACCACCACCTCAATGTAAAAAATGTAGAAGTTTCAATAGTGAACTCAGTGGTGGAGTTGAGTGGAAAGATAAAGAATATCCAAACGAAAACTTATACAACGGTTGGCACAAAATATCATACAAAGTAACAAATTTCAGACAATGACAGCTCATTTTTTCGATATAGACACATTAATAGTAACAGATAGCAAAGTTTGGATAGTTTCAAAACTCAATCCAGACAAACCGTTATTAAAAATTGACCAATCTGAGTTCAAATTAATTCAATCAGGGATATTTACCAATAAGGGGGAAAAGATAAAAATTGGGAATAAAAGCCAATGGGTAAGCACAGAAACGTTTAATCAGATTAAGAATAGTTGTAAAAAAAATTCATCCGATATAACTGATCTTTACTTTTCTATGCAAGAATTTAATAACCCAGAGGTCATTCAAAATCTAAATGTGCGTATCCATAAAGAACATTTAACTCATCTTAGGAACTCTGGAGATAAAATTTATCTACTATGTCAAAAAAATACTTTCAATAATTATAAACACCTAATAAATAAACTTGAGGAATATTTGCAATCTATCGGATTGAATCTATATAAATACTATTCACTCTCAGAAACGTTCTTAAATAGAGACGAGGATGAAATCATAAAAAGTAAAAGTAAAATATTTTTACAACATCTTTCGGGATATAAAACACAAGATGATAAATTCTCTGATAATAAAATAGAAGAATATGATAATATAATTTACTATGACACAGATGTAAGCTCGATTGAGTTTACCAAAAGAATAAATAATTTACTAAAGTTTCTTTATGATAATTCAACAGATACAGCAAAAGAGAATATCAAAAACTCCATGTCCAAAACTGACAAAAAAATAGTTACAAATTTAGTGACTTTTAATTTAATAAACCCCTTTGTTAAATCAGAAACAAAAGTAAATCTTTACAATCTTGTAAAATCTTTTGAAAGTTTTAAATATCGAGACTAGTTCTTTTTATCATTGTCTTTGTTCAACATTGCTTTTTTGATAAGCTCATTAAGGTCTCGATTACTTGTGATAACACCATCACTCGAATCATTTTGATTTCTGGCTTCTTCATCTTTTATACCAGCATTCTCGATTTCGTTATATCCTAAATCTTTTCTAAGCGTCTTGTAAAATTTTTCCAGTTCTGTTCTTTGTCCTGATAAGAATTTTGCATTTTCTCTTATTTGACCAATCGTTTGGTTGGCAACTTCATGCATTCTAGCAGAATTATCACCATTATCAATTTGCCTGAGCTGTGAAAGAAAGTTTTTTCTAGTCATTTTTGTTAAAAATATAGCCTCGGCATAAACCATGGCGTCTTCTTTCATTTTATTTTTAATATACGGATGATCCTTCAACTGGGGAATATCGCTTAGATAAAGATCAACAAGTGACTCAAGAACATCCATAGATTGTTGAGATGATGTAGTTAAATCTGAATCATAATCATAGATTTCAATCTCACCAAGATGTGGTAAATCCTCTGGCTTTGCCAAATGTTTCGAGATGTCGTAATCACTTGACTCAGATTGAATTTGTTCAAATTCATCTTTTAATCTTATTCTTTCGTTTTCAGACTTTGACATAGAAGTGGTTTTTTACAATATATATTAAAACTTTAACTACCCACGATGTCTAAACAAAATGAAGAACTAGAAAGACAAATGATCTTTACCACTAAACTAGTGGACGAGGCTTCTGATAAAATCAACGACGGTGTTGTTGTTAAAAGATATCAAAATCCCTGGCTAAAAAGTGAAGTAGGTGTCAGAAGAGCAGGAGTCGCATTTAAGATGTCAGCTGATGAACAGGCAGAGTATATCAAGTGTGCAATTGACGTTCACTATTTTGTTGAAAAATATTGTAAAGTTAAAAGAGAAGACGGATCAGTCGGGAATATCCATCTACGGGACTACCAGAAAGAAATACTTGATAATTTTGTTAACAGTCGATTTAATATACTAATGGCAAGTCGACAAGTTGGAAAAACGATATCTTCGGCTATCTTTATGTTGCACAAAATTCTTTTCGATAATGACAAAAACATTATGATTGTCGCAAACAAAGGTGACACGGCCGTTGAAATAGTTGATAAAATCAAATCAATATATTCACTTCTGCCTTTCTTTTTAAAACCAGGCATAAAAACATGGAATCAAAAATCACTAAGTTTTGAAAATGGATGTCGTATAAAAACATCAGCTAGAACAAAAACTCCAGCTATTGGTTTTACCATTGATGTTCTTTATCTTGATGAGTTCGCTCATATTCCATCTAACATTATAGAACCATATTATACAGCTGCTTTTCCAACCACTGCGGCCGTTCAGAACTCTAAAATTATAATTACGTCAACTCCAAATGGAATGAATCTATTTCATAAGTTACTAACAGATGCAGAAAGACCCGATGGGGATCCGCAAAAAAACAATTATAAGCCAATGAGGGTCTATTGGTATCAGGTTCCCGGAAGATTTATAACTTATATCAGACTAAACTCACATAAGCTATATGAAAATAAATTAACGAAAGAAGATGTTTTTAATTTTTGCAAAGAATCTTTTTCAAATAAAACAAAGGTTGAAATTGGTTGGAACTCGGATTTACAAAAAGATATAATATATGTATACAATAACGAAAATTGCTCGGACGAAGAAGTAAAATCAATGGTCTTAAAAATAGGCGAAAAAGAAATATCAGTTAGATCCATTTCAGAAGTGACCACTTGGAAAGAAGAAGCTATAAAGGATATCGGCGGAGAAGATGCGTTCAATCAAGAATACGGGTTAAGGTTTATTAACGCTTCCAAATCTCTACTCAACGAGTCTATAATAGATGAGTTATTGAAAAGCAAAAAAAACTACCTGTTTGAAGAAATTGCGGAGTTTAACAAAAGAATAAAATTCGATTACTCAGATTTGAAATGGATAGACGATGAATCAATTTATATACCAATTAGAAGACGAGACTATAAAATAATTATATCAGTGGACTTAGCAGAAGGACTTGGTCAAGACTACTCTGTGATAAACATATTTAAGATTGGAGTCAAACCTATTGATGTTATTGAAAGTC